CAGTTCTCCATTCTCAGTCTGCACTGAGGCCAAAGCATTACCTAATGCCACATTGCTACTGATCCTATTCTGGATTTCCAGATCCAGTTCCTGACCCAGTGTAGTAATGCTGGAGATTTCTGTTTTAAGGCTAGTAGCCAGCAGGCCGTCATCAATACGCCCCGTGAGTAGCTGCATCAACTGCTGAACATTAGGCAACGCAGCTACCGAAGCAGGACCAATCAGTGGGCCTACCGTGCCATACACTGATACAATCTTGATCCAGTAAAAGTATGTAACTGCATCTTCTGGATTCGCAATATCAAAGTAGGAATCACCAGTTACAGTCCGGTGAAGCATTGCTTCACCAGGTAATGCAGTAATCCCACGGTATAGAAGCGTATGTGCTACTGCACTGGGATTGATAGTAGGATAGGTCCACGCAAGTTGTACCCCACCGTAGACAGCAGTAGCTGTTAGTACAGAGTCGTTATTGGGATCACCTGGTTTAGGCCCAGACCACCCCCCAGTACCGCAAACACCATCTTCTAGTGACATGTAGAAGCTACCTTGTTAATCAACCAACCTGAAAGAATACCACTATGCAAGCAGTATACTTAAATCATTACCTATCTGATAGGGATGTAGCTAACTTTGCAAGACAAAGCTTTGCTACTCTAGCAGACAACTTCACTGAAGCGCAGAATAACCAACTAGTGCGCTTCCTGGCGCGAGGCATGGCTTCTGGTGATTGGGAGAAGCTTCTTGATCAGATTAACAACGAGCGAATTCAACTTAGTGCAGAAGAAGTACACAGCTTAGCTGTTTATTTACGCAAGATTCCTGAACACTGGGTACCCTTCGGCCACCCACACATCAGTCTACGCATGCAAGCACCGATCCCTATCCGGGTCCAGTGCTTCAAACACAAGATTGGCTTTGTTGAGTCAGAAGAATCCAGGCGCTACATTAGTAGTAATCCAGAAGTCTACGTACCTGACACCTTTCGCTCTGTTGCAGCGTCAGTGAAACAGGGGAGTGCTGGTACTCACCCACGTTCAACCGCTTGGCGAGATGCTTACATCGCCCAGTGCAATGATTCTATTGCCCTGTATGAAGAAGCTATTGTAGATGGCGTCTGTCCTGAGCAGGCGCGATTCATGTTGCCCCAAGGTTGTGAAGTCAACTGGGTATGGACGGGTTCACTGTATGCCTTTGCCAACTTCTACAACCAGCGCAGCGACTCCCATGCACAGAAGGAGATTCAGGATCTCGCAGAACAGGTGAGTAACATCATTACACCTCTCTATCCCGTGTCATGGGCCGCACTCACTGAAGGGGCATATTAGTAATAACTTATAAAGGAACTTTATGTAAATTTCATAACCGGGCTTCAGAAGTTACCGCTTTTGCCGTAAACTTCTAGACCTCGCCTCAGCAAGCATGCAAGTAGCCAGTATCTGTTCAACAGTGCTGGCTTTTTTGCCCCTATAACTATTACATGGTCACAACAATATGCTAAATAAGAAACAGTTGCCTACTCAACTCCAAGAATACGTACACAAGAGCAGGTATGCACGCTGGCGTCCAGAAGAGCAGCGTAGAGAAACATGGGAAGAAACAGTACGTCGCTATGTTGATTACTTCGATAACAAATTCGAACACTACCCTGCTGAAGACATCTACAACAGCATAGTTAACCTGCAGACCATGCCTTCAATGCGAGCCATGATGACTGCTGGGCCTGCACTTGAACGTGATCCCATGGCAGGCTTCAACTGTAGTTTTGGTGCAACCGATGACGTAAGAGCCTTCGACGAATTTCTCTACATTTCCATGTGTGGTACCGGTGTTGGCTTCAGTGTTGAACGGCAATTCATTGCCAATCTCCCTGTTGTATCTGAGACCTTCACCAATACCGATATCACCATCCTGGTGAAGGACAGCAAGGGTGGCTGGTCTAATGCCTTCCGTGAGTTGCTGGCGCTACTGTACTCAGGCAGTATTCCCAAATGGGATATGAGCAAGGTGCGCCCTGCAGGTGCCAAGCTCAAAACCTTTGGTGGTCGTGCCAGTGGTCCACAGCCTCTGATCGATCTGTTCAAGTTCGCTATTGATCTGTTTAAGAATGCAGCAGGACGCAAGCTCAACTCTGTTGAGTGTCATGACCTGATCTGCAAAGTGGCGGATATCGTGGTGGTAGGCGGTGTGCGTCGTAGCGCACTGATCTCCCTATCCAATGTCAGCGATGACCGCATGCGCGTAGCCAAAAGTGGACAGTGGTGGACGACTGAGCCGCAACGTGCTCTGGCCAATAACAGTGCTGCCTACACCGAGCGCCCGAACATGACCATCTTCATGAAAGAGTGGATGGCCCTGATCGAATCGCAATCAGGTGAGCGTGGCATCTTCAATCGTGAAGCTGTTATCAAGAAAGCCATTTCTACAGGCCGCAGGGACCACACCAAGGTTATTGGTACCAATCCCTGTGCCGAGATTGCCTTGCGCAGTGCTGGTTTGTGCAATCTGTCCGAAGTCGTGATCCGTAATAAAGACACCCTGGAAGACCTGTGTGAGAAAGTGCGTATTGCCACTATCGTTGGTACCTACCAGTCGATGTTGACCAACTTCCGTTATGTCAGGAAGATCTGGCAGAAGAATCAGGAAGAAGAACGGCTGCTGGGTGTATCGCTGACAGGCATCATGGACCACGAAGTATTGAGCCAGACCAATGAAGTAGCGGTTGAATGGCTCAAGACCATGAAGCAGGTAGCTATCGACACCAACAAGGAATGGGCAGAAAAGCTGGGCATTAACCAGTCTGCTGCCATTACCACGGTCAAGCCATCGGGTACTGTTTCCCAGTTGGTAGACAGCGCTTCGGGAATTCATCCCCGGTACTCCGAGTACTATATCCGTACCGTACGTGCAGACAAGAAAGATCCCCTGGCTCAGCTAATGAGAGAACAGGGCTTTCCAGTCGAAGACTGTGCCAACAAACCAGACAGTACCGATATCTTCAGCTTCCCGGTGGAAGGTCCGAGTCATGCAGTGTTCCGCAATGACCGTACCGCCATCGAGCAGCTGGAGCACTACCTGATGTACCAGACGTATTGGACTGAGCACAACGTGTCGATCACGGTGTATGTGAAAGACCACGAGTGGATGGGTGTGGGCGATTGGGTGTATCGGAACTTTGATTACATTGCCGGGGTGAGTTTCCTGCCCCACAGCGATCATGCCTATAAGCAGGCACCCTATACGGAATGCACCGAAGCAGAGTATCAAGCTCTGCTGGAACGCATGCCGCTGTTTGACTGGGACAAACTCAGTAACTTTGAGAAAGACGACAACCAGGTAAATACCAAAGAATTGGCTTGTTCAGCGGGTGTTTGTGAAGTTCTATAAGCAGTAAAACCAGACTCCCTCCGGGGAGTTCTGGCGTACCGCCTTCCTCACTCAAATAAAAGGAATCCTAATAATGTCTCATCAGTGCAAATCTATTGGTTGTAATACACAAGTCATCGACCATAAACAGGACTTTTGCACACCTTGTAATTATGTCCATTCCATACTCGGACAAATAAGCGACACACTTCTCATGGAAGAAGAAGACCCAGAGCAGTTTGATACTCCCCTTGATACCTATGCAATCCACCATGCTTTTGATTTGCAAGATCCTTCTGGATGTTTGCAACGTGCCAGTCATCTTATTTTAATGTCTGGCCAAAATAATGATGATTCTTACTCTCCCAAGGGTGTAGATATCGTTGAAGCCAGAGAGCTGCTGACCCGCTGGCTGCAACTCAATGAGCACGAATAAACAGGCGCATTCCTTGCGCTTTGTCGAAGTCATTCACCCCGAGATTTAATATGCCCAAATACTCCAACACTTCCGCAGTACCCCTGTCGATGGCGGTATTCCTTGCTACTGACCACTATGACCACGATGAGGCGACCATCTCGGTTACCTCCCTGATCAAACCTCTGCGCCAGGTTATCCTGAGCGCCCGTGTACCTCTTGAGGATGCCTCAGTGGATCTGGTGCAAATGACCGCATCCCGTATGGGTACCGCCATTCATGACGGTATCGAACGCGCATGGAAAGGCAATCACCGGGCTGCCTTGAAGGCACTGAACTTCCCCGAGAAAGTCATCGACCGTGTGCTCGTTAATCCTGAAACCAGCGAACTGTACGAAGGCTGCATCCCTGTCTACCTGGAACGTCGTAGCAAGAAACAGGTAGGCAAGCACCTCGTATCCGGCAAATTTGACTTTGTAGGCGAAGGCCGACTGGAGGATTTCAAGTCCACTTCTGTGTACGCGTATATCAGCGGCAACAACGACGAAAAGTATGCCGAGCAAGGCAGTCTTTACCGTTGGCTTAATCAGGACATCATCACTGATGACAACATGGCAATCCAGTTCATCTTTACTGACTGGTCTGCAGTACGCGCACGCACTGAGGCCAACTATCCTCCACAACGCATCCATCAGCGAATTATTCCGCTGAAGTCGGTAGCCGAGACTGAGCAGTACGTACTCAGCAAATTGGAAGCAATCGACAAGTACTGGGATACCCCGGAAGACCAACTGCCTTCCTGTTCGGACAAAGACCTGTGGCGCAGTGTTCCGGTGTTCAAGTACTACAAGAACCCTGAGAAAACTTCCCGTAGTACCAAGAACTTCGACACGCTGCACGATGCTCGTTTGAAGCTAATCGAAGATGGCAATGTGGGCATGATTAAAGAAGTGCCGGGACAAGTCACCGCATGCAAGTACTGCAATGCCTTTAGCATTTGTTCGCAGAAAGATGCCCTGCTTGCCAATGGAGATTTAATTCTATAAACCAATAAGGAAAAATGATGCAATCACCTGACCAAATGGAGTACCACACTACCTCTGAAAAGCTGGTAGAGATTCTCTGCAGCAAAACACAAAACAGTAACCCACTGTTCTTTCGAGTATTGGTTGGCTACTACTTCAGCGTGGTGGCTTCCACCATGCGCTGTACTATTGCAACCCATGACCGGGGAGATATCCCGGTGAACATGTATGCGCTGAATCTGAGTACTTCTGGTTCAGGCAAGGGCTTCTCAACTAACATCATCGAGCACAGCGTAATCAACCAGTTTCGTCAGCGCTTCATGGAAGAAACTTTCCCCATCCTGGCAGACATCAATCTGCCCAAGCTGGCTCTGAAACGTTCTACCCGCAAGGCAGTAGATCCAGATGAAGAACTGATTCGTGTCACCAAGGAGTTCGAGCAGCTGGGTAACCTGGTGTTCAGCTTTGACTCAGGCACACCTGCCGCAGTCAAGCAGATGCGGCACAAGCTGCTGATGGCTAATGCAGGTGCGGTTAACCTGCAGATCGACGAAATCGGGTCTAACCTGGTAGGTAACGTGGAAGTCCTCAACACTTTTCTTGAGTTGTATGATGTAGGTTTGATCAAATCCAAGTTGATCAAGAATACTTCGGAGAATACCCGTAACGAGGAAATCGTAGGCTGCACCCCAACCAACATGATGCTGTTCGGTACTCCGGCCAAGCTGCTCAACGGCAGCAAGACGGAAGAGGAACTGTACTCAATGCTGGAGACGGGCTATGCCAGGCGATGCTTCTTTGGCTACAGCCGTGGAGCCAACAAAGCTGAATCCATGACGCCGGAGGAAGTCTACCAGCGGTTAACGAACCAGGACAGCAATACCTATCTGGAAAAGCTGTCGGATCGTCTGGAGAATCTGGCTGACATTATCAACGTTAACAAGCGTCTGGTGATGAGCAAGGAAACCAGCCTGCTACTGATCGAATACCGTCTGAAGTGTGAGCGTGAAGCGGAGACGTATCCTGAACACGAAGAAATCAAGAAGGCCGAGATTTCCCATCGCTACTTCAAGGCACTCAAGCTGGCTGGTGCTTACGCTTTTGTTGATGATTCTACCGAGTTGACCGAAACCCACCTGTACAACGCCATCAAACTGGCTGAGGAATCAGGCGCAGCCTTTCAACAGCTGCTTACCCGTGACCGCAGCTATGTGAAGCTGGCCAAGTACATCGCCACTGTAAAGCGTGATATTACGCAAGCAGACCTGGTTGAGGATCTGCCCTTTTACCGGGGTGCAGCAGGACAAAAAACCGAAATGCTGAGTCTGGCTATTGCCTATGGCTACAAGAACAACATAATCATCAAAAAATCTTTCTCGGATGGGATTGAATTTCTTCGTGGAGAAACCCTCGAAGCAACCGACCTGTCCAAGATGGTGTTGAGTTACAGCACAGACATCACCACGGACTACCGTAATGAGTATGCCCCGTTTGACCAACTGCATAAGTTGACTCAGGCAAATGGTATGCACTGGGTAGCTCACCACCTTAATGGAGGTTATCGCAATGAAGAAAACTGTATTGCTGGGTTCAACCTAGTTGTATTGGATGTTGATGGTGGAGTAAACATTAGTACCGCGAAGATGCTGCTCAAGGACTACAAGTTCCTGATCTACACCACTAAGCGCCACACTGATGAGGAACACCGCTTCCGTATCATTTTCCCCATCAATTACAAGTTGGATATGGATGCCAAGGATTACAAGGAATTCATGGCCAATATCTACGGGTGGTTTCCATTTGATGTAGATACGGCAACCAACCAACGCGCTCGCAAGTGGTTGTCCCATGAGGGCTACTATGAGTATAACGAAGGCGAAATGCTGGATGCCCTGCCATTCATCCCGAAAACCAGCAAGAACAATGAGCGCAAGGAGTTGATCAACTCTCAGCAATCGATGGACAACCTGGAACGCTGGGTGATCAACAACATTGGTGACGGAAATCGAAATAATATGCTCTTGCGTTATTCCATGATCCTGATGGATGCTGGCTTTGATTTTGAAAACATCCGAACCAGGGTGATGGGTCTCAACGACAAGATTGCTGACAAGCTCGAAGAAGTCGAGGTCATGGGTACCATCATGGTAACCGTGGCCAAGGCTCTGGCAGCAAAATAAGTATGGGGGCACCTTGTAATCTCACAGATGCAGCAGATGCCCTCTCTTACACAATGAAAGGAACAAAAATGGGTTGTGACATCCATTGGTATTCAGAAACAAAACGCAATGATAAATGGCAATGTGATCAGGCAGACTCGTTTGAGCTTATAAAAGAGAGTACCTACACATACCCAAACATGGAGGAGTTCCCTAACAGTGAGCGTGATTACTCGTTTTTTGGATTGCTCCAACCTGGTGTACGCTCAGAATGGGGGTGGTCTTTTCCGGAACGCCATGAGATACCGAATGACTTGTCTAAAGAAGTTCAGAGTATGTCGGATGACTGGAAGGGAGATAGTCACAGTCATGGTTATCTTACCCGTAAGGAATTAAAAGCCAAGCTGGAGGAACTCAAGCAAAGCAGAACCATGCACCTAATTGCCCCTACTGAGGTAACACACACACTCCATCACCATGTGGAGGAACTGGAAGATACCATCGCCAACTTAACCGCTGATGTGCCTGATACCGATCAGCGCATTGTGTTCTGGTTCGACAACTAACCTAGGGGCGCTCCGTGCCCTTGACTGATCAATATAAGGAGCAATATGTCCAACCAAATCAATGACCACCTGGTACTCCTGTGTGGCAAGTCCGCAACTGGCAAGTCAGCTTCTCTGATGAACCTGGATAATCCAGAAGGGGTGTTGTATCTCAACTGCGAAGCAGGCAAACGTTTGCCTTTTAAGAGTAAATTCATCCAGAAGACAGTCACCGATCCGCTACAAGTCAATGAAGCATTTGAGTGGGCTGAGTCCCAGCCACAGATTCATACCATCATCATCGACAGCTTGACCTATCTATTGGACATGTATGAATCGGTATATGTCCTGAATGCTGCCAACGGCATGCAGGCCTGGGGACAGTTCGCCCAGTACTTCAAGACGCTGATGCAGGGTTACGTGGCTAAGTCCACCAAGAGTGTGATCTTCACTGCCCACACTTTAGATACGTTGAACGAAGCTGAGATGATCATGGAGACCAAAGTGCCCGTCAAAGGTGCCTTGAAGAACAACGGCATCGAATCCTATTTCAGTGTAATCATTGCATCCAAGAAGGTACCCTTGAAGACCCTCAAGGATTACGAGTCGGCTTTGCTGACCATCACCCCCGAGGAAACCGCACTGGGATTCAAGTACGTCTTTCAGTGCAAGCTGACCAAGGAAACGGTCAACGAACGTTTGCGTGGCCCATTGGGCTTGTTCGAAAATAAGGAGACTTATATCGACAATAATGTACAGCTAGTCCTCAACAAACTAAGCGATTATTACGCTTGATCTACCCACTGTTTTTCATTAGCATCATCAACCCAACTTAAAGGAATTAAACATGTCTCTGCTTAAAGCACTCACCTCCGACGATACCATTGCTCCGGAGAAGGACTCTATTGGTGGCAATGGCCCCCTGGAATCCGGTCTGTACCGTATGACCATCAATATGGCGCATATCAACGTAGCAGCCAGTGGCGCACTGGGCCTGGTTCTCACCATGAAGACTGAGGATAAGAAAGAAGTCCGTCAGACTCTGTGGATGACCGCAGGCAAGGCCAAAGGCGGCAACAACTACTACACCGACAAGAACGGTGAGAAACAATACCTGCCGGGTTACCTGCAGGCCAATGCCATTGCACTGCTGGCAGCTGGCAAGGAAATCTCCGAGATGGACACCGAAGAAAAGGTGATCAACCAGTGGAATTCTGAAGCTAAGGCTGAAGTACCCACCAAGGTTCCTGCAATCATGGATCTGATCGGCAAGGAAATCATCGTCGGCCTCATCAAGCAAACGGTGGACAAGACAACCAAGAACGACGCAGGCACCTACGTACCGACTGGCGAGACTCGTGATGAAAACGAAATCGACAAGATCTTCCGTGCTTCGGACAAGATGACCACTGCAGAGATTCGTGCCCAGGCAACTGAGCCGACCTTCTACGAGACCTGGAACAATAAGTGGACGGGTGAGACCAAAAACAAAGCCAAGGGTGCTACGGGTACTGCAGGCGCTCCTGGTAAGGCACCTGGTGCATCGACCAAGCCTACCACCAGCCTGTTTGGTTAAAGCTTCAATGGGGTGACGGTGTTGGTTAGTCATGGGTATGGGGTTCATCTCCGCCTGGCTAATCGCACCGGCCACCCCACCCATCCAACAGTAACACCCGAGGCGAACCATGAAGTTAAGAGTATGCGGCATGGACCCCAGCTTAAGACACTGGGGCGTGGCACTGGGAACTTATGACACCATTACCCACATCCTGGTACTGGATGAAGTGGGCGTCATTGAACCAGTACTCTCCAAAAGCAAGCAAGTTCGCCAGAATAGTCTAGACTTGGAATCCGCTGTGCAGTTAAGCAGGGGAGCACTCGAAGCAGCTGAAGGAGTACAGGCTGTATTTGTGGAAGTACCTGTAGGCAGTCAGTCTGCCCGTGCAATGGCCAGTTACGGCATTTGCGTTGGCATCCTGGGTACCCTACGGGCCACAGGTATTCCGTTCTATGAAGTAACGCCTACTGAAGTCAAGCTCGCTGGTGCAGGAACCAAAAGTGCTACCAAGCAGGCCATGATCCGCTGGGCGATGGAGAAGCATCCAGAAGCCAATTGGCCGTTGTACAAGCAGAAAGGCATTGCTATGGTTAGTGAAGCGAAAGCTGAGCACATGGCAGATGCTACCGCTGCTATCTATGCAGGCCTGACCTGCAATCCGTTCCAACAAATGCTGGCAATGATGCCAGACAACACACGAGGTGTACCATGCGTATCCAACTGAAGCAAAATGAAATCGAGGAAGCCATCAAAGGTTTCCTCACCCGCCAGGGTATTGTTGTCGGAGGCAAGAAGATCAATATGAACTTTACCTCCGGGCGCAAGAACAATGGCCTCTCGGTCGAAGTCGTAATCGAAGATACCGTTATCCAGGCCATGCCAGAGCAATGCGATAAGGTACTGGAAGTCCAGGACGGCCAGCTGATGGGCAGTGATGACCTCACGCCACAGGCTGAACCAGAAATTCCTGCTGATGTTATCCCCCAATCAGAGGAACCTGTCGAAGTAAAGCCCGCTGGCAGTCTGTTCGGCTGATGGACAACCTAAAGGAAGTTTTCAAGTGGATCGCTTACATCACCCTGGCAGTCATTGCCATTGGGGTGCTGGCAACAGGTGGACTGCTCTTCCTTGTTATTGGCGCTAGCATTGGAGCTATCCTGCTAGGTGGTTTCATCATCATGATTCTGGCAGCAGGCATCAAGGAATACTGGGAAACCAGCCACAACAAATGAAGTACTGCCCCTCTAACGAGGGGCAACATTGAAGGGTATTGTGTCAGCAATAGTGAAATGGCCTGTAGGCATACAGGTACAAAGGTAAATTCAAGCAGGTAGGCCTGCACCAAGTAACTATCAAGTGGCGTACCTCTATCCGTTTCTAGGGCGGTAAAATGGTATCGAATAAGAGAGGCGATACTACAGTACTCTTCAATGTTGGTGGTAGGAGCAGGGTCTAGCGTGGTATGGACTGGCTTAGATAGGCAGTAGTAGTGGGGACCATCAATCCCTGCGAAACAAAGCCGAAGTGGGTCAAACGGAGTGGCGGGAGGGCTGATAACCCAATGTGTCCACACCGGCCACCAACAACTTATAGCAATACAGGGCAGTGTGTCACGGTGGAAACACTGCCCTTGTCCGGTAGAGTACCTGGTTCGATTCCTGGGCGTCCACCAAATTACCTCATCAAGCCAATTGCTTTTACTGTCAACAAGTCGTCCCCTGTTGTGAATATCTGAGCAGCGCCTGGACCAAACGGGTTGTTGCCTAGCCTGCTTAGCATAGAGGATTCTAAAGAGTTCGGGATGCTCAGCAGATGGTCAGCCACCAGCATCGTCATAACATTACCGGGATGCTCTCTCAGCAGCTTCATCAACACTCGCTGGATACGGATGAAGTACTTGCTGAACATTGTTAATCCCATGGCGTCACTGTACTGCAATTGACGATGCAAGAGCACGTCATAGTTGATGAATGCATCAGAAGCCTCTTGCACCGCAAGTTCAGCAGTTAGTTTTTTCTTTTCCCGAGTAGTCAAGTGTTGATACAAAGCATAGCGCGCTACAAAGTCACTAAGTTGTGTTATCTCTGCCAGTGCCTGATACATCTTTGTATCTTTAGACATATACAAAGCTTTACCAAACTCTACTACTTTTGGGTTCAGCTTACTGGTAAGCTTCTCAAGTTTACGGGCACCTTCAGCCTTGTACGAGTAAATGTCCTCAGTAAGTACTACATCATCAACAATAGTTGGCATAAGCCCAGCATCAATCATGCCTTTCACAGGATTACGTGAAAGCGCGTCATTCAAGCGTGTAATCTCACGTTCTATCTCTTTAATATCCCCAGTTACTAAACCACTATTCAGTTGCTCCTGCAACTGAAACAACTTGGCACTATCTCGCTGATAGTCTCGCGCACCGCGTGCAGCGATCAAGGAATCCTTAACCATTGCAGCCCAGGGTACCCCGTTCATTTTAAGCTGCATGAAGTTGCTGGCAATGTTAGCAACCAGAACCACGCCAGATTTGATAATGATAATGTCTTTGACTTCCTTCACGATTTCCTGCCAGATCCTTTCTGAACGGCGCACTACATGGGCAGCACGGCGTGCATACTTCACCGGATCGTGTAAGGGCAATCCTTTTTGCTTACGGGCCTGGTTCAGTACATGAGCATATTGTTCAAACATCAGTTCAACCACCACCACAAAGGCATTCTCCATCGCGGTGCGTTCATCCTCTGATTTTTCAAACATGGTAGCTGCGCTCAGTGCGTGATAGCCGAAGCTGATATCCAGCATGTCCCTACGCACCATCATGCCATCCTTACCCCACACCTGTTCCACCACTTTCTTGGTGTCTTCCGGCAGCAATCGGTAAATCTCCCGCATTTCAGGATTAATGCTGTTCGGCCCTACTTGAATGAAGGAATCCGGATGTGCAGCAAACTCTGCTTCATGCATCTCAAATAGCGCATGAATCAAGGTCGTGTTGTTCTCTGTCACCGTGCTCTTATCAAAGATACTGCCTGCCAGCTGACCCAAGAGAATCTCGAAACGGTTGTCACGCTGCAGCACCGAATCCTTGGTGCTCCGATGCATGCGGTAGTTCCAATTCACTACTTCCCCCTTGGAATTGAATACAGGTGCAGCGTTGTTGCCTGCTTTCTTTCTAGGATCATAGTTAGGATCGTACTTGAACATTGCCTGCAGTTCTGTCTGTTTGGCTGCACTCATACGCTTGACTGCCTGACTGTTGTTGCTGGCACTAACTGCACTGGTACCTTTGGCATTCAGGCTATGGTAGCCCATGATCGAAGTCAACAAAGGTTCCTTACCTGCATCCCTCAAGCTATAGAGATATTTGGTCGTGTTCCTGTCAGGATCTGCCCGATCCATGGTTACTTGACCCACTCTGGTATACCCCTGATCAATCAGATCCTTACCAACCAACTCATCAACAATCTTGATTTCAGTCTGCTGGTTTATGATATCCGGCACAAAAGCCTTGGACATCAACACTTCGCTCCCTTTAAAGATGCGTTCACGGGCTTGCTGCTCAAGCGACTTGTGAAGATTCAGCAGCGATTCCATACCGTGGCCTTTGTCCTTCGGGTCCAGCTTGCTGCGGGCATTTTCCTTCTTAAGCACAGCCAGCACTGCTGAAATATCATTCTGGTAGCTGTAATTCAGGGCATACAACGTCACCAGAACCTCCAGGATCGCTTCAGCTTCCTTCGCCTGAGCTTCGGTGAAGGCAGGCCTGTTAACCAGCCCGTAAAAGCGTGCGATGTTGCCTGAGTTCTTTACTACCATGGTGTTGTCTTCCCCCGTCACCATTGATAGTGCCAAGTCTTTCGCCTGTGCATCCCAGTAGCCTAGTGCCTCGGGCAGTACTTTACGCAGCTTCTCGACTTCTGTGGCAATAGCAGCTTCCCTGACCTGGGTATCTGCCAGCAGGTTTTCAAGTTCAAGCATGTTGAACTGGCCCAGCAGGCTATGCATACCTGTGCGTAAGGCTGCATGTGACAAGCTGGCCTTTTCCTGTTTGGACAGATCTTTGCCCTTGTTGGCAAAGCCCTCCATCACATAGATACTCGTCTGGGTACTGACATGCACCATGTGCTTGTCCCGGTCCTTACGGGCACGCAGCAGCTTGTGGAACAGGCGGTTGGGGTCACGCAGTTCGCTGATAAATCCAGCAAGCAGATTGGGTCTGCCAGACGTGTTCCTGTCATGCAGATCACTGATTGCAGCCAGGAAATGTTGATGGCGATTGCCAAGTATCATGCTACTAAAATGCCCTGCTGCCCGGAATGTCTTGTACTTGCTCTTGTCGAAGAAGTCAGAACGCCCAAACTCCTCAAGCTTGTCGATCACCTTGGCAACACCCTGCCCCAGCTTTTCATCCAGGATACCCGGATAGTTCTTATTCAGCTTGTTACGTGCAACGCTTACCCTACGCTTGGCTTCGATGTCCACCAGCTGACCCACCAGTGCGGTCAGCTTGCTATCTGCCTCCTGACCGCCGTAGGTCTTGGTCAGACGTGAGTTCATCCATTCCAGCATGCCATCGAAGATGCTATGAAGCCACTGGCTAAAGGTCTGATCCCTGAATGATGGGGCAGCAACCTTGGCAGTAGGAATGCTCAGCATCTTGTTGAACTTCTCATTACCCAAACCCAGCGCAGCAAATCGGCTTAGATGATCAGTGCGATTACCGGTTGCTTCCATCTTAAAGATGAAATCCAGCATTGCTTGGGTGTCTGGGTCTTTGGAAGGGGCAGCCATCAGTTTGAGACGGACTTCCTCATACAGCTTCGATAACTCACGGTAGGCAGCACGAGCAGGTGCCCGTTCATCTTCCAGTGCAGTACGTACCGTGGCTTCCATCTGCTCAATCACAAACAACTCCTGATCGCTATGGAGCAATCCAGCGCCTTGGGCCTTGGAAGCAAACGGGGCAATTCCCGTGGTTAGTGCCTTGGCCCACTGATCCAGCGGAGTAGCTGCAGCATTACTCATAAAGGGTTCGGCAAACACACCGAATGGGCCATAGAGGCGGTCTACCATGTTGCTCAACAAACCTTGCAGATGGCCCTTGAAAGCGGTGGAGATACCTCCCGAATCCAGACCCTCGAACATGGACTGGGTAGTGTAAGCAGCCGCTGTAGCGTTGACTTGGCTTAGGGAGATGGTGGACTGTGAACCAGCACTTTCAGCAGTGGCTGTCCTATATGCCTGGTTGAATAATCCTAAGACGTTACGGATCATTACACTCATGCCATGAACTGTTTTACCTTGTCTAGTCGCATCACTGAATCCTTTATCTTCTGCTTTGTAGAAGTTAAATTTTGAGAAAAGAATATCAGTGAGCTTCTTGATGAACGCTTGTATCCCGTTGTAGTTAATAAGGGTGTTCTTGTGAGTCTTAGACTGAATGGAGATGTTCCCTAATACCTCATTCTGAAACTCCTGATTGGTCATGCCCCAGGTCACGAATTCGTGAATGGCACTAGTATCGGAGGGATCAAGCAGGGCTTCTCTAAACTTGTCGTAGGTGCCTGCCTTCTTGGCGTAAGCAATCGCTTTTTTGTGTAAGACTTCCAAATCTTGAACCAGTAGGTATGCATCACTGGTGTAGGAAGCATTATCCCGTTTTGCCTGCAGTTCGGTTTCAATAGTGCGTGCGAGGGAACCGTGAGTTAGTTCATGCAACAGTAACTCGGCAGTTAAGCCAGATGCTTTGAAGTCAGGACTTAGCACATAGATTTCGTTCTTACCTTCCTGGCTGACGAACCAGCCCCTAGAATTATCTGCACCGACAAGAAGGACACTACTCACTTTAGTAGTGGGCGTGACATACTTGACCACAAGGTTTTTGGGTAGTGTCTGTTCTAGTACCAGCAGCAAACGGGCATTGAAATCAGTTGTCCGGTCAAGTCCCCCGTCTTTATATTTCTGTCTGAGAAGGCGCAGCACACTCTTAACATCCATGATTGGCATTTTCTCAAATGCTGCCTGTAATTCAATATCCGGGGCAATTCCTGGCTCTCCTAATTCACCGAAAGGAGTAGTACCTGTGGTTTTGGTTTCAACTGGTGCATCCAACGGCGCTTCTTTATCTTCTGCAGCTACTTCCCTTACAGCAGCCTTGGTTTTACCCGGCTTACCCGTGATCTGAAGCACCGTAATAGCCTTGAGCACTTTATCCGACATGTTATCCGGCAAGGCCTTTAGCATGGCTTCTGCCTTGGCACGATGCTCAGGAGTTACTTCGTATTGTCCCCCTTCCCAGGTGTACTGGTCAG